TAAATAAAATAAGGAGAAATCTAATATGTCAAAGTCACTAACAGAAGTAGCCAAGGCAGTCCTGATGAAGGAAGAAGCTGCTAATATGGCTTCTCTAAAACCAAACGGCGGAATCCGTCAAGGCGCTGAAGCAAATCCAATGAGCAATGGCGCTCAGATGGTTGGTGATGCTCCAAAAGCACCAGGAGAAGGTAGCAATGTAGGCGCTGCCGCTTCTGGTTCTGTAAAGAAGGACACAAGCAAGTCTTCACAGTCAAACGTTGCTGCTGAAAAGCCAAAGAAGCAATCAGAAGTAATGGAAGAAGACGTGGAAATTGAAGAGGCTGCTGAACAGATTGAAGAAGAAGCAGAAATTGAACTTTCAGAAGAACTAGAATCTTTCATTGATCAAATGGTGGCTGAAGGTGCTTCAGAAGATGAAATTGCCGCTGCTATCGAAGAAAACTTTGAGTTCGTAACAGAAGATGCTGATTCAGAAGAATCGGTAATGGAAGAATACGAAGTTGATATGTCAGAAGACATGGAAGCACTATTTGCTGGCGAAGAACTATCAGAAGAATTTAAGGAAAAGGCAAAGACTATCTTCGAAGCCGCTGTAAAGCACAAGCTAGAAGAAGAACTTGCAGTCCTAGAAGAAGCATTCGCTGCTACACTAGAAGAGCAGGTACAAGAAATTCAAGAGTCTCTAACAGAGAATGTTGATGACTACCTTAACTATGTTGTAGAGCAGTGGGTATCTGATAACGAAGTTGCTATCGAATCAGGTCTTCGTACAGAACTTATGGAAGATTTTGTTTCTGGTATGCGTAATCTCTTTGCCGAGCATTACATTGACATTCCAGAAGAAAAAGTATCAGTCGTAGAAGAAATGGCTTCTAAGGTTGAAGAACTTGAAGCGAAGTTGAATGAAGAAATTGAGCGCAATGTTGCTCTTAACAAGATGCTAAATGAAGCATATGTTAATGATGTTCTTGATTCTGCTTGCGAAGGACTAACAGCCACACAAGCTGAGAAGTTAAAGTCGCTTGCGGAAGGCATTGAATATGCCGATGCAAATGAATATGCACAGAAGGTGCAAACACTAAGAGAGAGCTACTTCACAAATTCAGTAAGAACAGAAAATGTTCTTGATACTGTAGAAGTTTCTGATGGTAAGTCAATGATCTCAGAAGACCTATCTGGACCAATGGCTAACTATGTTAAGGCTCTCGGCAGAACACTTTCAAAGTAACAAATATTATAAATAATAGTAAGATTTTCAAAGGAGATAATCACATGTATCTTACAGAACAACTAGAAAACAAGTGGTCGCCAGTTCTTGACCACGCGGCCGCTGGCCAGATTAAGGATCCATACAAGCGTGCCGTTACTGCTCTCGTTCTTGAGAACCAGGAAAAGGCAATGGCTGAAGAAGGTCGTGTTCTTAACGAAACAGCCCCAACAAACTCAGGTGGTGGTCTTGGTGCAGGCACAAACGTAGCATCATACGATCCAATTCTTATTTCTTTGGTTCGTCGTGCGCTTCCTAACCTAATCGCTTATGACATTGCAGGCGTTCAGCCAATGACAGGTCCAACAGGACTTATCTTCGCTATGCGTTCTAAGTATAAGACAATGGATGGTAACGAATCCTTCTTCAACGAAGCTAACGTTGCTTTCTCTGGTACAAACGCTCTTGGCGCTAACGGTAACGCTACAACTGGTTATTCTAACACAAACCCAGTTCTAAACCTTGACGTAGCTGGTTCTTATGGCAACTCTCGCGGTATGTCAACAGCACAGGCTGAAGGTCTTGGCGACAACACAACAAACGCTTTTGCTGAAATGGCTTTCTCAATTGAGAAGGTAACAGTAACAGCCCGCTCACGCGCTCTAAAGGCTGAGTACACAATGGAACTCGCTCAGGATCTTAAGGCTGTTCACGGTCTAGATGCTGAAACAGAACTTGCAAACATTCTTTCAACAGAAATTCTCGCTGAAATCAACCGCGAAGTTGTAAGAACTGTTTACACATCTGCTGTTAAGGGCGCTGCTTACGGTACAACAACAGCTGGCACATTCGACCTTGACGCAGACTCAAACGGCCGTTGGTCAGTTGAAAAGTTCAAGGGTCTAGTATTCCAGATCGAACGTGAATGCAACGCAATTGCCAAGGCTACTCGTCGTGGTAAGGGCAACATGCTCATCGTATCTTCCGATGTTGCTTCTGCTCTTGCAATGGCTGGTGTTCTTGACTACACACCTGCTCTTAACGTTAACCTAACAGTTGACGATACAGGCAATACATTCGCTGGTACAATGCACGGCCGCGTTAAGGTTTATATCGATCCATACTTCGGCGGTTCAGACAACGGCGACGAACTCTGCACAGTCGGTTATAAGGGTACTTCACCTTATGACGCTGGTCTATTCTATTGCCCATACGTTCCTCTACAGATGGTTCGCGCTATCGGTCAGGACACATTCCAGCCAAAGATCGGCTTCAAGACACGTTACGGCATGGTAGCCAACCCATTTGCTCGCGGTCTTTCTGCAACTGACGCTGGTACAATCGGTGATCGTACTAACCAGTACTATCGTATCTTCCGCGTTCGCAATCTTACCTAATCGTAATATTGTCGGGGCAAGACGAGATTTGGGCAGCAGCAATGCTGCCCTTTTCTTTTTTATAAATACACGAAAGGAGACTATAACTTATGACAAGAGAATCTGATCTGACAAGAATGCCTCAAAATACAAGTTTGTTGCAGTCAACCAAGTACACATTTAGTTTTCCTAATTTGCCTTTTCTAAATTACTTCGTGACTAATGTAAACATTCCAGGCATATCTACAAATGAAGTAATGATACCTACTCCTTTTTCTGAAACGTACAGGCATGGCGATAAGATCATATATGAACCTCTTGTGGTCAACATTCTCGTAGACGAAGATTTAAGAGTATGGGAAGAAACTCATAACTGGCTTATGTCTTTGACTTTTCCTAGAAGATTTGAAGAGTATGCTGAAAATCTATCTAAGCAGCAATTCAAAGACAAGTATTACGATTCAATTCTTACGGTAAACACAAATTCAAACTTATCAAACATGAGATTGAAATTTAGAAATTGTCATCCTACTTCACTAACAGGATTGCAGTTTAGCACAAACGATTCTGAATTAGAAAACATCACAGCATCAGTGACCTTTAGATATGATTACTACGACATAGAAAGATTGTAGTTGACAAGACTATAAAAGTCGTCTATACTTACAATCATTTTTTATGGAGTTGTAATGAAACCGCCAGTGAATATTGACGCCTTGACTGAAGAATGGATCAAGGACGCTGCATATGATGAGACTGAACCTCAAAAAGCGATGGCCAATATACCGAAGCTTCATGCGAAGTATTTGCGTATTATGACGCATCACAATCTCACAGTCAAGAAACTTTTAGCAGAGTATAACTCACGCCGTAAGATCAAGTGGGAATACTATTCTGGTGATCTTAACAATCCAGAAGACCTTCAAAAGTATGGCCTAGAACCAATGGTAAAGAAGGTACTTCGCGCAGACCTTCAACACTATCTTGATTCTGACACTGAACTAAATAACATACTGCTGAAAAAAGTTATGCATGAAGAGATTGTTGAATTTTGCAAACAAGTTCTAAAAGAATTGAACAATAGAACTTGGCAATTGAAATCATACATGGATTGGGAAAAGTTTATAGGTGGACAATAAGATTATTATAGTGAATGAAAACGAAGCTTTCGTGCGTATTATCTGCGAAGATGGAATAGCATATGAGCTTCGTGAAGCATTTACATTTCAAGTTCCAGGTTATCAGTTTACTCCACAATACAAAGCTAGACTGTGGGACGGAAAGATAAGACTGTTTGATGTGAGGTCTAAACAGCTTTATCGCGGTTTAGTTCCTTATGTGGCTAAGTTTTGTGAAGAACGTAACTATGATTGGGACTATGAGAACGAAGCCTATGATGAAGAGTTTTCTTTAGCAGAAGCTAACGAGTTTGTAGAAAAACTAAGGCCGAAACATGCTCCAAGAGATTATCAGTTGGATGCATTCGTTCATGCCATTCGTACAAGACGTAGTTTACTACTCAGCCCCACTGCAAGTGGTAAGTCTCTTATTATTTATCTTTTGGCTCGTTTTCTTTCACATAGAGGACTGAAAAAGGGGTTGATCATTGTGCCGACTGTTTCTCTGGTAGAACAGTTGACAAGCGATTTTAAAGACTACAGCGAAACGAATGGATGGGATGTTAACACGAACATACATAAAATCT